CTCAGTTTGGTAAATAAGTGTAGGGCGAAAGGCCCACATATATAGGAGAATTATTATGCCAGCATTAACAATTACCAGCGGTGGTTCACAACCAGTATTTGCAACTGATACACTTAACGGTCCTCAGTTAGCAGCAACAGCAGCCTACACACCTGCAGGCACACCAACCAATTTCATGGGTCCAAAACTGGACTTCTTTGGTTGCGACCTAGGTGCAGATCCTTCAACAGAAGCCGAAGTAAATGGCATGTTGCAGACTCTGTTGCAGACAATCCAGCAGACAGCCACAGTAGCAATTTATCAAGTTGCCGCTACCGGCAATGCAACAAACTTCAGTGTTGCCACATACCCAACAGGTGCTTTCAACACAGCAACTGACGGTACTAACAACAGTGCAGCCACATTGCAAGCTATCATCCAAGGCCTGGGCACAGTAGCCGGCTACAACTTGGGCAGTGCAACTGTTACCAACGTTGGTTTCCGTTTGGCAACAACAGCTACAAGCGCATCTTAATTAACTGAGTTAATTAAAACAACAAGCCCTGGAATTAAAACTCCAGGGTTTTTTGTTGGCTATAAGTACAGCATGACGTATATTTTTGAGAGTCCCGACGGTGGCAACACAGTGTACCGCCGCGAGTTTGGCAAGACCGAACGTGAACTACATTCCATCAGTGAAGAAAAACGTAAATGGGATCAACGGCTTGAAGAAGAAATGCTTTGGGTAAAAATTGCCCAGGCCAGCCAAACCAATCCTGCCCTGCAAGCGGCCTTGGAACAGGCCCGGGTGATTTATGAACTGTCACGCCATGACTAAGATCCTGTGCCGTTGCCTGTTTGACATCACAGCCACGGGTGTGACCGGACATTTTAAAAGTTCAAGAATACCTTTTCGAGATCGTGCTGGCCAAGACATCGTCAATGAAGTCACTTGGAATCGTGCTAGGAATCAACAACGCAACTGGGAAACACTCACACAGTTGATCAGTCTACGCACCCAGGTCATAGACTTGACCGTGCCAGAACGTTTTGATGGTGCTTGGGAGTTTGAATTTGCCACAGAAACTCCAGATGCCTACGGTACTGTTGATGACCCTACCTTGGTGCTACGCATGGATTCGGCCGGGGTACCCATGCTACACACCTTAAAAACTGGCGAAATCATGACCACACAACTGACGGTTGACGGTCCAGATCAAAACATTTGGTTTTTGTCCACAGCTATAAATAATCAATAGGGATAAAAATATGCCAGAAACTACTGAAATTGAAAAAAAGAGCCTGGAAGCTCACGTGGAACTGTGTGCCGAACGTTACAATCAGTTGGAACAACGGTTTCAACATGTGGAAGACAAGATTAGTGGACTAGACGGCCTGTTGCGCGAAGTGCATGACATGATACACCGCATGAGTGAAAAACGCACAGATCAAATCATCAGCTGGGGCGTGGGCATAATTGGAGCCTTGATCGCCACCACAACTTATCTATTAATCAATTACGTTTTTAAATGAACCTTAGTCGCGAGTTTGAACAGGCAATCCGCCAAGAATTACGAGATATCATGCCCAATGTTATCTTGCCACAAGATGACGGCACCTATGAAGTGTTTGGCAAATATTCTATTATTCCAGAAAGACCCGGTTACACAGTCATGTGCCATGCTACCAACGTGGGTGTTTTCAGCACTTCTCGTACAGCACTCAGCTGGTGTATAGCCGACAAATACAAAGATTACAAGTTGGCCAGAAATATTTTGTTGCTGGACAACAAACTGTCATTTTTGACCAATGATATCAGCACTCGGGCTACCATAGCTGATCGCAGTAAAAGTCCAGATTTTAGAGAAAGTGTAGGAACCAAGTTAGAAACCAAAATAATACACAAAAAGGTTGTGGAAAATCAATTAAACAATTGTGTAGATTTGGCTAAATACTTGCAACAACGAGGATTTAACAATGAAACTCAACGAATTGGCCGTGGCCAACACAACAAAACAAGCCGCCAAGGTATTTGAAAGTTACTTTGGCGACCGTGTGACTTTTGACACAATCGACCAGACACAGGCACTGAAAATGTTGCGCCGTGTACGTGGTCTTGTAGCTGAACATCGCAGAACTCCAGAATTCCATCGCAGTGAGCAAAATCCTGCATATTTGAAACTGGTGGTCATGGAACAGGCTCTCAGCGCCAGAATCATGGAACTGGATGCAGAGCCTGCTGCAGGTCAACCAAATCCTCAAGCCATGGCCATGCAGACAGCACAAAAAAGAAAAGAAATTGACGATCAGATCAAACAGTTACAAGATCAGATCCGTACCTTACAACAACAACGCAACATGCCTGCTATGGGCATGGCAGAAAGTCGCCGTAGAATTTCTGAAAGCGAAGTACAACAGGCTCAAGTGGTCTTGGCTGCCCAAGACATGGTGGATGAAGTACAAAAAATGAGCGAGCAAGTCAGTGCCATGCAGTTCAAAGACTTGCCAGCCCTGGTAGATCAGATCAAGAATCAAGTTGGTCCAGATCAAGCCACACAGTTCAATGGTGATGCCAGTGCTGCTTTGTCAGCCTTGTTGCAAAATCTACAAGCATCCAAACAACAGTTGGATCAGGCCTTGGGCGTGGTCACTGGACAAGCACCTGCAATACCTGGTGATGACATGGGTGCTGTTGCTGATCCTGGTGCCGTTGCTGACCTCGGCGGCGAAATGCCTGCTGAGTTACCTGCTCCGGGTGAAGAAGAAATTGAAACCGACGTTGAAGTTGATGACGTGGACGATTCCGACACCTTGGCTACCAGTCTGGGCCGTGGCCGCAGATAATGCGAATTTTTGAAGTAGCCAATCCCGACTCACAGAAATTACTGGCCTTGAGCCAGTTTCTGTTGGGGCGTGCCGATGACACGTCAGCTACCAAACAAATCAGTCAGACAGCGTTTATGGACTTGGCCAAGAGTTTGGGTGTAAACGTGACCAGTGAAAATCTCAATCAGCTGATCAATCAGGATCCGTTGAAAAATATCTTGGAGCCCATAGAACCTGGGTCAGGCGTGGTCAAATTCCGAGGCAATGTTGGTGGCGGCGGCGGTATGACTGTGGATCAGGCACAACAGGTTGTTGATTCCAATGCCAAAGCCGCTATGAAACGGCGCATGTAGCCAATCCAAAACTGTTGTAAATACGTAAACAAAGTGTTATAATAGTGCAAGGAGCACAAAATGGCTTATTCTGAAAAAGTAATTGATCATTATGAAAATCCCAGAAACGTGGGCAAAATGGATGCCGGTGACATCAATGTAGGTACAGGCATGGTAGGGGCTCCGGCTTGCGGAGATGTGATGAAACTACAGATAAGAGTAGAAGACGGAATCATTCAAGATGCAAAATTTAAAACATACGGCTGTGGGTCGGCGATTGCGAGTAGTTCGCTCGTTACCGAGTGGGTCAAGGGTAAAACGTTGGAGCAGGCTGGCGCAATTAAGAATGCTGAAATTGCAGAGGAACTCGCACTCCCGCCGGTTAAGATACATTGTTCGATCCTTGCGGAAGACGCTATTAAGGCAGCAGTAGCAGACTATAAGAAAAAACATCTCGATGATTGACAGATACATTGTCAGCACTGCTGGACGTTCGGGTAGTCATATCGTGGTGGGATGTATTCAACACAGGGGGTTGCCTGCTGTGCATACTCATTCTGTATGGTATGAATCCGACAGCTATGCCACTACAGGTCTAGTGATCGTTTTGCGTAGGGACATGTTTTCAGCAATCATGAGCAATCTTTTAGTTTCTCACACGGGTCAAACCATCTTGTATCCCGAGACAGATTGGCCCATGTTTGAGGTAACTCGTTATAATTTTGATCGGGTATGGCGTTGGCACCGGTGGTACAGTCTGAATCACAAACTTGAACGTGGATATGGTCAAGTGGTTGAAATATACTATGAAGACTTTGTTAATGACCATGATCATGTGGCCCGTTCTCTAGGAATAGATCATAGACCTTTGGTTCCGTTTTTGATGAATCCTAACTTTACTGTTTCTGCACCCTATAGCTACAAAGATTTTATTACAAACATTGATCAGTGCCAGTCTTGGTTTCAGGAACTTGAAACTCAAGCATGTCCAGAATATTTTGATCCAGCACCATTTTGTTTTCGTCCGTGGAGAGTGTTTGAATACATCAAAGAACCATATGATTTTGAAAAAGGCCTGCAGTCACATGATATCAGTCACTGATACAGCTTCTAAAAAAATACAACAAAATCTGCAAAGAAGAGGGCAGGGTATTGGTATCCGCGTGGGCACACGAACCACTGGTTGCAGCGGCCTGGCCTATGTGTTAGAATATGTGGATGAGTCCCAGACCACAGATGCTGTGTTTGAACATGATAGATTTAAAATTGTTGTAGATCCACGTAGTTTGCCCATAGTTGATGGCATAACCATAGACTGGGTGCGTCAAGGACTCAATGAAGGTTTTGAATTTATCAACGAAAAAGAAAAAGACCGCTGCGGTTGCGGGGAAAGTTTCCGAGTCTAATTTGTACAATCCTAAATTTGATTACAAACCCCTAAACCGGGTCACTGAAGACGGTCGCAGACTGTATGACACTCCTGGTGGCAAGTTGCCCAGTGTCACTACAATTCTAGAAAAGACCAAACCTGAAGAAAAGAAACAAGCACTCCAAGAATGGCGCAATAGAGTGGGTCATGCACAAGCACAGGCCATAACCACAGAAGCAGCCAACCGTGGCACAAGAATGCACACCTATCTTGAACACTATGTCAAAACCGGCGAGCTTAAAGAACCGGGGTCGAATCCGTTTGGCTGGGCCAGTCATGCCATGGCGCAAACTGTGATCGATGATGGGCTCAAGAATGTCAATGAATTTTGGGGTGTAGAAATACCTTTGTATTTTCCCAAGCTGTATGCAGGCACCACAGATGGCGCAGGCATACACATGAATGAAGAAAGTATATTAGATTACAAACAAACCAATAAACCCAAGCGTCAGGAATGGATTGAAGATTACTTTCTACAATTGACAGCTTACGCCCTGGCGCACAACGAAGTGTATGGCACCAATATTCGCAAGGGTGTAGTGTTGATGTGTGTAAAGCCGCCGGTCGACGAAATGGGCCGTCCAACAGCTCGCCCAGAATATCAAGAATTTGTACTAAAACCAGAAGATTTTGATCATTGGGCTGATGCTTGGTGGCGGCGTCTGGAACTCTACTACTTGAACAACTAAATACAGGATAGAATTCAAGGACAACAAAAAGTGGCCATTGTACAAATATCCCGCATAACAAACCGTAAAGGTCTACAGGTAAATCTACCCCAGTTGTCTGGCGCCGAGCTGGGCTGGAGCATCGATGAACGTAGATTGTTTATTGGTAATGGTACCTTGGATGAAGGTGCACCCATAGTTGGAAACACTGAAATTCTCACTGAATTTAGTGATATTTTAGAATTTCAAACCACATATACCTACAAGGGCTTGGCCGCTGGTTATACGGTACAGACTGGTGCCACTCCTGATACACCGGTCACGCAAAGTCTGCAATCATGGCTGGATCAGTTTGCCACAGTCAAAGATTTTGGTGCCACCGGCGACGGAGTCACTGATGACACAGAGGCTATTAATCGCGCCCTGTTTCAGTTGTACTGCAGAGAAATCAATCCACAGATACGCAGAGGTTTGTTTTTTCCAGCAGGCGTTTATCGTGTAACAGAAACTATTTTAATTCCAACTTATGCTACCTTGTATGGTGAAGGCATTGACGGATCTGTTATACAGCTAGACAACAGTGGCGATGACAGTACCTTGAACGCATTTGTGGCTCGTACCGCCGACAGCCAACAACAGTACGGAGTGAACATTGGCGGCAACGGTGCCACACCACCCAAAGACATAACTATAACCAACATGGGATTCCGTAATCTAGATCCCACCACCGATGTGTTCTTGGTCGAAAGTGCCACCAACTGCCGTTTCCAAAGCGTGGGCTTTTATGGTCCCTTGGTAGTGGCAAACTTGATCAATGAGAACGCCGACACAGCTGGTGTGAGATTTGCCAGTGGTGTGACGTTGATAACTGGGCAAATTGTTTTTGACAATTGCGAATTTAGTGGAACCACTTTTGGTATGAACACTGCTACCAGTTTGACCGGAACCGATCAAGAAGTCGACGGAGTGATTGTACAGAACAGCAATTTCAATCTGTTGTATCAAGGAGTAACTCTAGGAACCAGACCATTGGTCAATGGTGGTGCCACTGGATTCCGTATAGTAGGCAATAAATTTGACAACATCTATGCCGAGGGTGTGTTGTTTGGCTTGGTCAGTCTCAATGCCACAGGACACAATGCCTTTTATTTGGTAGGTTGTGGTAATAGTCTTGACACATTTGGTACCAACACTGCTCCCTACACTGCCTGCATCGACATACAGACAGCCAACAACATCAGCATCAGTGATTTGTTTGAACGTGGTGATCAGTATTCAGATAGAAAAGATGCGGGTGTAAGTTGGCCAAGAATTGATCTTAATAATTTGCCTAGTATTGCCACAACCAATGGCAGTGAACTGGCCATGGGTACCTACATCCGACAAAGTGGAAAACAATTTACCTTGTTGGCAAACCAAGCCAGTCCAGTTGCTATCTTTACTGTTGACTCAACAGTGATTCGGACTTTCAACATAAATTATACCATTATTCGCGACGTAGGTCGTAGAACTGGTACCATCCAGATAGCATCGGATCCCACTGGCGGAGTGACCTCAGTTGATACCTATACTGAAAACACCAGCACTGGAATTTCGTTGTTTGTTTCGCAATCGGTAGACATCATCACTGTATCTTACGCATCAACAGTTGGTGTCACTGGTACATTTAATTATTCTATCAATTATTTACCCTGATGTGGGCCCAGACCTTTGACCAGCGCCTTAGAGCCTGGTACACCTTGCGTGAATCTGCCCAAACTTTGCCCGTGGAATCTGCATTGACTGCCATTAATACCTGGTGGTTTCAGTGTCCATGGCAACCTTATTATCTACACTGGGACGATCAGTCTACCTGGCCCGATCCCTGGCAACTTTTGAGTGACAATTGTTATTGTGACCTTGCAAGAGGGTTAGGAATCCTGTATACTATAACTTTGTTGGACCGTGAAGATTTGATGTCTGCAAGTTTGATTTTGAGTCAAACCGGGCATAATTTAGTCCTGGTAGACCAAACAAAATATATACTGAATTGGGAAGCAGACACAGTCGTAAATAACAATCATGAAGTTGTAATACACCGGCAGTTGACACAAAACCAAATACACAAGCAGTACAATTAAACGAACGAGAACAAATGACGCAGATCACAGTTGTAAAAAGAAGCGGAGTAAAAGAGCCACTGCACATCGACAAATGGCAGGCACAAGTGGCAAAGGTGTGCCAAGGTATTGCAGATGTCAGTCAAAGCATGATTGAGATCAAAGCACAATTGCACTTTTATGATGGCATTACCACTCAAGAGATTGATGGTATTACTCTCCGAGCCATTGTAGACCTAATTGATGTAGAAGCCAATCCCGATATAGGACACACCAACTATCAGTTTGTTGCTGGCAAACAGCGACTCAGCATGTTACGCAAAGATGTGTATGGCAGTTATCAGCCACCACACTTGTATGAAATTGTAAAACGAAATGTTGCCACAGGTCTTTACACAGCCGAGCTCCTTGAGTGGTACACCCAGGAAGACTGGAACCGCATGAACGACATGCTGGATCACGAAAAAGACGAAGGATACAGTTATGCAGCTATTGAACAACTTATTGAGAAGTATCTTGTACGCAATCGCGCTACGAAGGAGATCTATGAGACTCCACAAGTTAGGTATATGGTCGCGGCCGCTACGGTCTTTCATAAGGAAGAACCTCAATCAGCACGTATGCGTTTCATCCGCGAGTATTACAACTGTGCGTCAGATGGTCTATTTACTCTTGCTACACCTGTGCTGGCTGGGCTTGGCACTCCAACTAAACAGTTTAGCAGTTGTGTTCTTATCAGGAGTGACGACGATCTGGATAGTATATTTGCTAGTGGGGAGATGATGGCCAAGTATGCGGCCAAGCGAGCTGGTATTGGCTTGGAGGTCGGTCGTCTGCGCCCATTGGGTTCGGCCATTCGTGGCGGCGAAGTCATGCACACCGGTATGATTCCATTCTTGAAAAAGTGGTTTGGAGATTTGCGTAGTTGTTCACAAGGAGGTATCCGTAATGCAAGTGCTACTGTATTCTATCCTATTTGGCATTATCAGTTTGACGATCTTATTGTACTTAAAAATAATCAAGGTACCGAAGAAACTCGGGTTCGTCACATGGATTATGGGGTTGTTCTCAACAGCTTCTTCTGGCGCCGGTTCAAGAATAAAGAAAACATTACATTCTTCGACCCAAACGAAGTCCCCGATCTATACGAAGCTTTCTACAAGAACACTCAACAGTTCGAAGAGCTCTACGTTAAATACGAAGCAAAAAAATCCCTAAGAAAAAAAGTAATCAGTGCCGAGGAAGTATTCAAGTCGGGCATACTCAAAGAGCGTACTGATACCGGGCGTATCTATCTGGTGTTCATTGACAATGTGATGAATCAAGGCCCATTTGATCCTGAGTATCATACCATCTATCAAAGCAACCTCTGCTGTGAAATCTTGTTGCCAACCAAGCCGTTTAAGCGTCTAGATGATGATGAAGGTCGTATCGCACTATGCACACTGGGAAGCATCAACTGGGGTGCATTCCGTAACCCCGAAGACATGCGCCGTGCTTGTAGAATCTTGCAACGTAGTCTGTGCAACATTTTGGACTACCAAGACTTCTTGAGTATTCAAAGCCAACTCAGCAATCAAGAGATCCAACCTTTGGGCATTGGTGTTACCAATCTTGCTTATTGGCATGCTAAACGCGGTCTTGATTATGGTAACAAGGATTCTCTACAAGAAGTCAAAAGCTGGATGGAGCATCAGGCCTACTATCTCACTGAAGCCACTATTGAGTTGGCCCGAGAACGCGGCCCATGCAGTCATAGTGGTCTTACTCGCTATGGTCAAGGAAAATTTCCTTGGGAATTACGAGCCCGAGCTGTGGATGAACTAACCAACTTCAAACCCGAGCTAGATTGGGAACGACTTCGCGGTCTGATGAAGGTACACGGTGTGCGTAATGCCACACTCATGGCCATTGCTCCAGTTGAAAGCTCCAGTGTAGTAATCAACAGTACCAATGGTATTGAGTTACCCATGAGTTTGATCACTGTAAAAGAGTCAAAGGCCGGCAGTCTTATCCAGGTAGTACCAGAATACAACAAGTTAAAGAACAAGTATCAACTCATGTGGGAACAACGAGACTGTGACGGCTATTTGAAAACTGCCGCAGTGTTGGCGGTATATGTGGATCAAAGCATCAGTACCAACACATTTTACAACCCTGCGCACTTTTCTGATCGCAAGGTACCAACTACCTTGATTGCAAAAAATCTCATGCAGGCACATCGTTGGGGTTTAAAAACTTTCTACTACAGCCTGATCAATAAACAAGGATCAAAGGGTCAAGACGAAGCACAACAGGTCACACGCACACAAGAACCAGACAGCGACCTCCTAGAGGAAGATTGTCTAGCATGCAAATTATAAAGAGAACAATATGAGCCAAGCACAATACAATTTACAAACACGAACAGACTATCTTAATCGCAAGATGTTTCTGGATCCAGCAGGCCCCGTTACCATCCAACGCTTTGAAGAAGTCAAGTACAACAAGGTAGTCAAGTTTGAACAAGAAGCACGTGGATTCTTCTGGGTGCCTGAGGAAATTAGTCTGACCAAGGATGCCGGTGATTTCAAAGAAGCCAGTGACACGGTCAAGCATATTTTTACCAGCAACCTGTTACGTCAAACAGCACTAGACAGTTTACAAGGCCGCGGACCCACACAGGTGTTTACTCCTGTAGTCAGTATTCCTGAGCTGGAAGCACTGATGTACAACTGGGGCTTCTTTGAAACCAACATTCACAGTCGTAGCTACAGCCATATCATACGCAACATCTACAATGTGCCCAAGGAAGTCTTTGGCACAATTCATGATACCAAAGAAATTGTAGAGATGGCTTCGAGCATTGGCTTGTACTACGATCGCCTGCACATGATCAACTGCAGAAAAGAACTAAATGAAAAATTTGATGAGTATGAACACGTCAAGGCCATCTGGTTGGCTCTGAATGCCAGCTATGGTCTAGAAGCCTTCCGTTTCATGGTCAGCTTTGCTACCAGCTTGGCCATGGTTGAGAATCGTATCTTTATTGGCAATGGCAATATCATCAGCTTGATCTTACAAGACGAGATCCTGCACAAGGATTGGACAGCATGGATCATCAATCAAGTGGTCAAAGAAGATCCTCGCTTTGCCCGCGCCAAGGTGGACTGTGAGCAAGAAGTCTACAACATGTATCTGGACGTGATACGTGAAGAAAAACAGTGGGCTGACTACCTGTTCAACAAGGGTCCGGTAATTGGTCTCAATGCCAACATTCTCAAAGACTTTGTAGACTTTACCGCTGCACATGCCTTGAAAGAAATTGGTATCAAGTATCTAACACCGGCACCAAAAACCACACCTATTCCTTGGTTCAACAAGCATGTCAATACCAGCAATAAACAAACTGCACTCCAAGAGAACGAATCAACTAACTATGTTATTGGCGCAATGAGTGATATTCTTGACTACGACGCATTGCCTAGTTTATAATAGCACATCAAGGAGATATAATGAAAGCAATAGTATGGTCAAAGGATGCCTGCCCATTTTGTGTGCAGGCCAAAGCGTTGCTTGAGCAACGTGGTATTGAATACGAAGAACGGAATGTCAGTCAGAATTGGACCCGAGAGCAGTTGTTGGAAGCGGTGCCCACAGCCCGTACCCTGCCGCAGATTTTTCTGGATGATCAGCACATCGGCGGCTTTACCGATTTAAGAAGTCACTTACAAGGATAACATGAAGATAGAAAAAGACAAGGTCTACACATTCAAATTAAACAATGCAGACGAAGTAGTTGCCAAGGTAGTCGACATTGACGCCGACGGCGATTTGATTGTGAGCAATCCCCTGAGTGCTATCCCCAGCGAAAAAGGCATTCAACTGGTGTTTGCAATATTCACCGCAGACCCCAAGGAAAATCTCACTATAAATAAAACAGCAATTACATCTGTCAGCACAACCCGCGAAGAAGTATGCGATCATTATTTAGAAGTAACAACTGGCATCAAGCCAGTACGCAATAGCAAAATTTTATTGGGATAAAACATGAGTCGGGCCGTACAGCGTGTGGGAGATCAAAATTCAGCCGGGGGGTTAATTCTCCGCGGTGATTCCACTGTGTTGGTCAACGGTCGTGCCATAGCTGTGCAAAATGCTCCGGTAAGTCCGCACCCGTGCTGTGGAGCCCAAGGTTGTCCACCTGTACATTGTAACGCACAAACTCGCAGCAACACTGGAACTGTGTTGGTAAATGGTATTCCCTTGATCATGACCAATGATCTAGACACCTGCGGACATGCTCGTGTGGGTGGTAGTCCAGATGTGACCATAGGCGGCTAACATGGCCAGTGTATTAACTCCTTTACAACTAAATGCCGGTGCTGGATTGTTGCAAAATCAAGGTCTGGCACCCAATGCAGAATTGGTCACAGTCATTGCCGACTACAACAGCACTGCCTTGATTGCACCTTTGTTGGACACAATCTCTGTGGCCAAGGCCGGCAACATACTATCCCCCAGCACAATTGTTACCTTGGAGACTCTGGGTTCCATAGACTGCCCGGCACTCAGTGACAGTGTACCAGACAATTACCCCAGCTTGCCTACCAGCAACGATCCTCCGGGGTTCACAGGCCTGCTGACAGATATTGCCAACACCTACATGGGCAACGGCGACCTTTCTAAATTTACACAGGCCCTGAGCATAGCCGATGGCTATGCCAATCAGACCAATACCTTTGTCAACAGTGCAGTAAACAGTCAAACCTATCTTGGCAACACTTTTACTAATACCAACGATATGATCACCGGAGACATAACCACGGTGAATTTGGCCACCACAGCATTTGCGCAGGATCTTGCCAATCTGGGCAATCTAATAGATCTAACCAATCTTGACAATCTGGGTGCACCTTTGGCTTTGGTACAACGCATTGTTGCCATAGTCGGCAATGTGCCGGTGTTGTCGGTATATTTTATTGAGCAAGGTGTACCAGGAGATGTAGTAATAAATTTAAACAATCCAACAATCAGTGTGACCGACAGTGTGCAAAAACTCATGTATGAAGCCATGCTTAGGGTTACCGGTGACGACCTAGCACAAATACTCAGAGTGATTGGTGTGACTACTACAGGTATCGCCACCATGGCTGACTTGTTGAATCCTTTGAGGCTTTTTCCTCTCAGTTTTCAAAGTCTCACAGCGCCTACTGCACAAGGTCCCAGAGCCATTTATATCAACAGCAATGGTTCGGTAAATTCTAGCCTGGCCAACGAACTACCTTTGTATGTGTTGAGCAGTTTATCATGATAACTTTAGATCGCTTACAAAATATTATTCCGCCAGATCAAGCCTTGGCCAACAAGGCCTTGGCCACTAGCTTCAAACAAATTGGCGGTATTACCAACCTGTCATTGCCACAATTGAGCCTGGCCAGTGGTGCAGTACAGACCACACGCGACCTGCCACAAATCACTGCCTTGACCGAAGCAACACCAGCATCGGTGGCCAACTACTATATCAACAGTCTGGCCACCGGCACAGGCACCAACGATAATATTTTGATCACAGACATATTGGGCACTGCTGGTGGTGTTGTCAGTGCGTCGGCCTTGACCCAATCCTTAGAAATACTGTCGGGCATGAACACAGCCAATTTGGCTGGCATATACGACATCATGAGTGATGTGGTCAATGGTGTGTACGGTGATCCAGTAACAGGTCCTGTGATTATTCCTTCTGGTCCGTACGCAGGCACCTATACCGATGCCAACGAGGTTTTTAGCACGCAATTGATTCCGGCTGCCCAAACCGAAATAGGTATAATTGTTAGTCTGTATCCCACTGAAGTAGATCAATTAAACACCTTGTGGGACAGCATGGCAGATCAATTGGTACTTGAATCTGGATTACAGTCTGCGGCCAATTTGGTATTTGCCAATCTCACCGCCAATCAGAAAAGTTCGATCTATGGATTCATCTACAGTTTGCCTTCGTATGGGTTAGATACCAAACAAGGCGGAATCACACAGTTTTTGGAAAGTGTGTGTGACTTGACCACATTTACCGGACAAGCTGTGGTGGCCTGTTTGAGACAGGCTCAAAATCAACGGGCTCTAGGAGCCGCCGGCATAGTGGTCAGTAGCAAGATACCTGCCGAACCAGATCCACCACCTCCAGAAGCGGTATTGATACCCAGTGAGTACACCGAAGCCGAAGCAGCCAATTTGGTAATCAGATAAGCACGTATTTGCCCAAACAAATCAACCCAAGACCCTGGCAAGGCGTTAAATATACAGCACCGTAAAAAAGTGCAAATTTAACTTTCGAAAGGAAATACCATGAAAGCATTATTAGCAATCGTAGCATCTGCTTTTGCAGTATCTGTGGCCGCTCAACAAGCACCAGCTCCAGCAAAGAAAGAAGAGCCAAAGAAAGAAGCCGCTAAACCAGCTGCTCCTGCCGCTCCAGCTAAACCAGCTGAAAAGAAGTAAAAATCTGTTCGCGCAGTTGAACAGTAAACCCTACCTTGTGTAGGGTTTTTTTATGGTTGACCAAAAAGTCTCCTTTTTGTATAATAGCAGTATAGTTAATCAAAAGGAGCCACAGTATGTCCAAGAAACATTTCGAACTACTCGCCAAATACATCAATTCCATCATGGATCCCCATGCTCGTCTCCAGGCCGCAGTTGCAGTAGCTTCGGCCTGCAAAGAAGCAAATCAGAGATTCGATCAGGACCGTTTCTTTTCGGCCTGTAACATATAGAGTAATCTCCGACCCGGCGCCAACCAGGGTAGGTTAGTAAACGCTAACTGTAATTCCTAAGTCCGGGACAATGGTTGACCAAACTAATTAAAGGCGTATGAGAGAATACTTACTAGATGAATCGGCTCAAAAGATCATAGAGCTACATAGAGACCACAAGTTCTACAATCTTGATCTCTCTGGACAGTTGGATCTTAGAACCTTGGACAACGATTTGGTTGACTTGGTAAGATACTTTGAAAGCCTTGAAGAAATTGACGACACATATAAAACCATGTGCCACAACTTTTTCTTCAAGATGTTTACCACCTGTAAACGTGATGACGCCATAGCCTATTTTAGGGTAGCAGTACATGATTATGGCCTGCATGTAGTGGCCGAAAGTACGGTGGATGAATTTGTGTACAAGTTACAACCGCGTGTAGACCGCTTGTGTGCTGGTGGTTGACCAATAAAGGCATTTCGGTTATAATGTAGTTATAGTTAAGTTTATGGGGTGGTGCTGGCAGACCCGGGTAACACCTTAATGTAGAGTCAACTAAATGCAGGCCAACTCTACACCCCACCCAACAAAGGAGCAGATATGTATTTAGGAATATTAGACAAATCAGAAGTAGAACAAATCGTCCAGGCCCTGCGTGGCCCACAGTTTGACCGCAAACTGCACGGTGGCCTGTTTGACCGTGGATCGGCAGACAGCTACTATGGTCGTCCACGCGATCCACACTGGTATCCAGAGGGCAGTTACCACGGTGAAAAAATTGCAGAACTTAACTCTGCTGAAATCGAAGAGTATCACGCCGGATACGACCACAACGAGCAGTACGGCCACAAAAAAAGCTGGGATTGACCAAAAAAGGCCCATTTGTTATAATAGTATTATAAACAATAAAGGAGCATAGCATGGCACACAGCGATTTTGCAGATTTAACAGTAGACGACTTACAGAGCTACTACAGCGACTTCCACAAGGATTTTCACGGTTGGCGTCCACGTGGTGCCACACCTGAGCAGTGGCGTGATCGTGGCTACTTGGTAGCCCAGATCAACGGTATCCATGACGCATTGGATGCCATGAAGAAGACCGAATCGGGCCGTGCAGAATTGCGTCGGGCGGGTTGGGTCATCGAAGATGAACCCGAGGTGATCGATCCAGCGGAATATGCCGAATGGTCAGCCGATGCAGATGCCCAGGCCTATGGGGAGGCGGTGTAATGGGATTCTACAAAGACATCGAAATTGAAATCATGTCCTGGCAGGCCCGTGGTCGTAGCCCAGAAGAGACCTATATCTATTTCAAAGACTACGTGACCCAGGAAGATGTGGCTCGTATTTTTGCCCGTGATTGTGATGAGGAGACTGTGTAATGTTCGAAGATCAAGAAGAAAACCCTAGCGCCGATCGCAAACGCCAAATCTTGGGCAGTATCAAGATGACCTTGTCACGTGATCAGATTATGACCTTTGTGGGTGGTTTGCACGAAACACAGATGGAACTGATCGAAGCCGTAGTAAGCAGCCGTGAGCGTCAAGGCTTTCCAGAAGCCACAGCCGCAATCCGACGCATCATGGAGATGAAGTAATGGGGCTGGACATGTATGCTTATTCTGCCAGTCGTGCTGGTCAGGACAGTGAATGGTGGGCAGGCGCCAAACTTGACAAAGATTCAAAAGAATTTGTAAATCCTGTTCTGACCAAACCCAGAGAACTGGCCTACTGGCGCAAACATCCGCACCTGCATGGATGGATGGAAAAACTGTGGCGCACCAAAAAGTACACTGTGCAATCTCTAGATGCCTCGGAGACAGTAGATGCAGATTCTGATATGTTCAACAGCATAGAACTAGAACTAACTCGCGAAGACATTGACCAACTGGAACAAGATATACTAAATGAACAGTTGCCAGATACCCAAGGATTCTTTTTTGGCAACGATGCAAGCGAGTATTATCGACAACAGGATTTGGAATTTATTAGACAAGCCCGTGCAGAACTGTTTCTAGGTCTGCGTGTATTTTATAACTCTAGTTGGTGAGAAAAATATGGCAAGGTTAGAAACTCCTTTTAGGATATGGTTGCAACGCATTTACATGGAACACAAAGACGAAACTCACAGTTATGGATTGCCAACCTGTGATGCGCCCACATATTTTAGCATGTACAAATATTGGTTAAAACGAGAGTATAAACACCAACTGGAGCAGAGTAAATAATGTTAGACATGCAAGACGTCAAATTCCAAGGACTTAAATTGGCCGCAGACTGGATTCGAGATCTCGAAAGCTCAGACAGCAGAATACACAAAGAGAAGGTGATTGAGAAAGCACTCATGGCTGCCAAGCTGGGCAGTGCTAATGCTCAATGTTTTTTGTTCAACTGCTATGAAGCCTACAACCCCTTCCATGTGTTTGGTGTGCGCCAGGTTGCAGAGACTGAAGGTCTAACCGGACAAGACAATCCTTGGCCCAAGTTCTGGGCTGTGTTAGAAGGCCTGCGTACTCGTAGCATAACCGGCCATGCGGCTAGAGATGCCATTGAAGCCATCAGTCGAGAGTTTGACAGTGAAGAGTGGAACGGCCTATGTCGCCGAGTCATTATCAAAGACCTGCGCTGTGGCATTACGGAAAAGACCTTGAACAAGGTCCTGGGCAAAACCGAGTGGAAAATACCAACCTTTACCTGCCAGTTGGCCACAGATTCAAACGATCACGCCAGCAAGATGACAGGCATTAAACGGATTGAATGCAAGCTGGATGGTGTGCGTGTGTTGGCCTTGTGTACTAAAAATACTGTGACCCTGTTCAGTCGCAACGGCAAACAGTTTGAAAACTTTCCCGACATCGAAGAGCAACTGAACCGGGTCAAACATCGTATCAGTCTCGAAACCAAAGGCCCGTTTATGCTGGATGGTGAGATTGTGGGCGAAAGTTTCCAAGCACTCATGAAACAGGCACAACGCAAAGACAACGCAAAAACCAAAGACATGAACTACTATATCTTTGATGTGATCCCATTGGCTGACTTTGAACGTGGCTATTGGAACGCACAGCAACACAAGCGAAACTTGATGTTGAGCATCAATCAAGAGCACATTGAATCCGAATCAAATCTGCGTGTGATGCCAGGCATGGATGTGGATCTCAGCACTGCCGAAGGACAGGACATCATGCGACGCTTTGCCACGGATGCTGTAGCCGATGGCTTTGAAGGTATCATGATCAAAGATGTGGGTGCTCCTTATGAGTGTAAACGCACCACATTCTGGATGAAATGGAAACCAGTGATCACAGTGGATTTGAATATTGTGGGATTTGAAGAAGGTACTGGTCGCAACTTGGGTAGGTTGGGTGCTATAATATGCGAGGGAGTGGACAATGATCGAGCTATCCGTGTTAATGTGGGCAGTGGTCTCAGCGATAGTGATCGCGATTCCTATTGGTCGGCGAGAAAAGATTTACTTGGCCGAGTGGTTGAGGTCGCGGCCGACGCTGTCACGCAAAACCAAGACGGAACCTACAGCCTAAGGTTTCCACGTTTTGTTCGTTTTCGTGGCTTTGAAGCCGGAGAGAAGGTATAATGTTTGAACAATATGCAAAACTATTTGATTTGTCGTGGGTGCAACCATGGATAGTTGAAGCCTTGATCATGATGATTGGCGGAGTATTATTGGGTTTGATTATTTGCAAAGCCCTGGATTGTTTCAATGGAGAAAAGTAAGTGATTTCAAAGAATAGTTGTCAAATTCCAACTGGTATGTTGGATCAGGTACATGTATCCATGCTCAATGGTTCTGTCCGAAATAATTTTTATTTGAAAGCCTTGCAAAAAACAGCCAAGGGCAAGATTGTGCTTGATGTGGGAACTGGTACTGGATTGTTAGCTGCATACGCTTTAAAATCTGGAGCCGAATTTGTTTACGCCGTCGAAAACGATCCCAAGGCTGCCAAAATGGCGCAAAATACTCTGTCAACTTTGTTCCCTCAAAATAAATTTAAAGTCATTGTTGCTGATTTTTGGACCAGCGAGATAGACACGGAAATTCCACACGGGTGCGTTGACATTTTGATAAGTGACACTGTGGGCAATGCCCTATTTAATGGAGGCATGATCAGTACCTGGCATTGCGCCAAACCATTTTTAAAAGCTGATGCAATCAGCATACCAGATAGATTACACATGGATGCGCATGTCTACCACGACATCAACTTACCTGGCGCAACAAATCCGATCGGTCATTTAACTCCAATTGTTTTTAGTACTTTACATGAGTCTAATCTATTGTACACAGATTTCTATAATGCACTGAAAAAATATTTAGATGAAGAACAATACTGTCATGACTGGATTGATCTCAAACAGGTAGATCAAGAACCAGACATCATTTTAAAAGATATTTGCACTGCCACAAAAGATCAATCTGCGCCGATACTGTTTTCAGATAAGTCGTATCCTTTGCATATGCAGGCACAAATTGAATTTGAATTAGAGGTCAAGCACCCAAGCTCGGTGGTTTTAATTAATCATGTCAGTTTTGGCGACACAACAATTACTTTGACCAAAACAGGCTGGCAAGTTGCCCCCTGTGCAAATTTTGCACATGGACCGTATGCAAAGTTACAAATTCCTGGCAGATACCAATTTAAACATAATCCAGATTTGTTTGGTAGTGTCAATAACTGTTGGTTTATAAAACCAGTGGCCTAATGCTTAACATGGAAATCTTTTTAAATGGAGATCAACGATGATACACCCTCGGGAATGGATGGCCTACGTCAAATGGCGTATTGAAAAAGCCCTAAAACGTATTAGACAGTTTGTAGCATGAGCGACTCTGCCTACACATTCAGAAACACTCATAATCCTAACACCATAACCTGCATGGCCGGTGGTGAGGAAATGTTGCGAGTTGCGTCAGATGGATTTTGGGTGCGTGGCAAGCAAGTCAAACAGGATGACAACGAAGCTGAAACAGTGTACAATGCATTTAAAGCCTGGATGATCTGGGCACAACTAAATCGAGACTACAAGTAACAAGGAAATACAATGGCAACCAAAGAAGAGCAACAACAACTCATAGACACCCTGAAGTTCACACCCAGGACCTACAAGATTTCAATGTGGGGCTACGGTGGCGAACGAGTCATGGGCACAGTAGATCCCAAATCGTGGGACTACTGCATGGAGCACCAAGTTGATCTCAGTGACATAGCCTGGAACTATGAGGCTTGTGAAGAAATGGACTTAGATGAAGACCAGTTGCCATTCACTCCAGGATCATGGTACGAATGTGATAGTATGGCACACGTCAACGGAGTGAGCCGCAACGCCGGCACCTTGCAGATCCTGGACGAAAACGACGAAACTGTGTTTGAAAAACAGTTGGAAGACTGCGATGGCAGTGAGGACAGTCCTGAGTGGTCATGCGATGATGAAGTCTACATTGGTCTACGCAAGAAAGGTGAAGTGGTATTTGTTGGATCAAGCAACGAAAAAGGCACTTTCTTTGACGGTGAAATAGAACTACGAGCACCGTTTGACATCACCAAACTGGAACTGCACTACGATGAAGTTGACGGTGAAGAAATTGTCACCAGTGCCTACTACGATGGTGAAGAGATCGACAACAACGGTGGCTCCACCGATGGTAAGAGTTCAGACTTTACCATGGCCAGAATCACCGACGATGCTGGTAACTGGGAACGCTATGAACCTGAGGAAAAAGATTGGGGTCATCCTGAATACGGCACTAGTCCCAGTGAATGGGAAAAATCCAAGACATTTAAGTTTAAGAAACAACAACCCACAATCCCTGGCTATTACAGTTGCAATTATGGTCATGGCAGTACCTATGGCAGTTTGTATTGGGATGGCAAGAACTTTGGTGATTGGGAATACGGCAAGTTCCATATCAAATCAGACGACAGCATAGTGTCTTGGTCGGGCTATAACTGGGACACTAGCTCATGGGTCAATCAACCACCCGAGCCAGTAGATGTGGTTTGCGACAACAAAGAGTGTGGTTGGGTAGGTATGGGTTCAGATCGCAGAGAAGATGATGACTATAATAGTCATTGCCCATCCTGTGATGGCACAGAGTTTAGCTGGATTGACTACGATCCTGACACCAAAGAAGGCCGTGCCAACCGTGATAAGTATTGTAAGCCATGGGACCCAGCAGTGTCAATGGATAGGATCGTCAAGGCGTTTCCTGTGGAAGAGGCCGAGTGGATTCCAGCAGAAACTGCACCTGCAGAAAAAGGCACATACCAATGTCAGTTGGCTAAACTGCCTACTTGGCCGTGGCCCAACGAAGCTGTGTTGACTTGGACCGGCAAAGTGTGGAAAGACGAAGACAATAAAACAGTCAAACCCAATGCTTGGCGTGTGTTGGTAGAGGAGGAAGCAGTATGATGGCCAAACCCGAAACAGCAGGTCGATGTGGGTGTGGGCGTAGTCCCACTGGCATGTGTTGCGGCTGGCATGCCTTGACCGAGAATGCATATCAACAACGCCTGGCCGAATACAATGACAACGAAATACAGAAACAACATCAGGATGAATTAGAGTCTTACCGCCAACAAGCCATGGATCTATGGTTTGACAACGGTGGTTCGTGTACTGGTTCCAGCGGTACACCCAATATCAACTAAGGAGAAGCTATGAATAGCTATGCAAGTGTAAGTGATATCAACAGCCGAATGATTTCGGTTTACAACAACATGTTCTTGGCCGTGGTCACCAGCATGTTGGTCAGTTTGGCAGTGGCATCTAGTCCGGCCCTGATGGCCGTGCTGTTTGGCACAGCACTCAAGTGGGTGGTGATTTTTGCACCCTTGGTCATGATCTTTGCCATGACCTGGATTATGGAACGGGCCACCCAAGGTCAAGCACGGGCTATGCTACATGTGTTTGCCGCACTGATGGGACTGAGCATGAGCACTATTTTTGTTGTTTATACCACCACCAGTATCGTTACAGCATTTATGGGTGCAGCCATCCTGTTCGGTACCATGAGCATGTATGGATACTTTACCAAGAATAGTCTCGAATCATGGGGCAGTTTCTTGTTGGTAGGCTTGATTGCTGTAGTGATCACCAGCATTGTCAACGTGTTTATTGGCAGTAGCACCTTGGCCATGGTGGTATCGGCAGTGGCCATTATCGTGTTTTTGGGACTCACTGCCTATGACACACAACGAATCCGCACAGAACTATCGGTATATGAGCCCGATTCAAAGGCCGAGGTCCTGGGTGCTTTGAGTTTGTACTTGAACTTTATCAATATCTTTATGAGCTTGCTACAACTTTTTGGTGCGAGAAATGATGACTGATCCACGCTGTTGCGGATCAGGGACCTGCATTATCAACTCTGAAGGTGAGTGCTGGTGCGGACAGAAGTGGGATGGTGAAAGAATGTGCCAGCCCTACTATATCAACGAATCTGGCCTGAAAGTCAATGCTGTAACCGGCGAACTGATACAGGCTCCTGCTATGGAAGTAGCACAATGAATCCTATCAATTTATTAACCAATGCTATTGATTCTCTCTGGTTGTGGACCTACGGTATCATTGCCGGCTGGGGGCTTACCTTTACCTTGGTTGTAGCGGCCTTGATCATCTTGTTGATCCGAACCATCAATCTACAACGCAGAGTAGACCGTTTAGAAGCCAGAATTATAACCAACGAACGCGAGTTCAACTTATTTTCTAAAACATGGCCGGGCAAGAAATAGATCATCAGTGTAGTGTTTGCTCGTGCAACTATACCGATGATGAAGGTGGTATCCAGGGCAACTTTGGCATGTTGCCCGTGAGTTTTTGTCCTACCTGTTTCTCCTGCATGTGCGACATGGCCGCACAGTATCTGGACATAGGCGAGGACGGTGAATCAAACCCTGCACACGATGAGCTTATGCAACATCTGCGTGGACACCGAGACATTGTGATCAATGCGCAACACGGTGGGTTTGGCATTAGTTATGACACACAAATTGCCTGGCTCGAAAGAACTGGCATGCCTTACACGACCGTAGCCAGACGTGATCGTCACAGCACTGAACGATATGGTCCCATGATCATGGTCAATGGAAAACATTGGTCAGACAGAGATATTCCTAGAGATGATGCTGTGTTGGTCGGCCTGGTACAAGAGTTAGGAAAGGCCAGTTGGGGAGACCATGCCAAACTAAAAATAGTTCGCGTACCTGCTGATGTGGACTGGCAAATAGACGAATACGATGGGATTGAATGGGTGTCCGAACGACACAGGACTTGGGAATAACGGTAAATATTAGACTATGTGGTTTGGACTCTTAACCCTATTAACTGCATTGATTATATCAATCAGTGCCGCTTATTACAGCATATTGGGCCTTACGGCTATATTTGCTGCGGCCTTTTGGCCCATTGTTATACTTGGTAGCAGTTTAGAAGTAGGCAAGATTGTAAGTACCTTGTGGCTACACAAGTATTGGGATCGTGCCGAGGCACAGTACAAGGTTTACTTGTGTACGGCTGTGGCCATTCTCATGTTGCTGACCAGCATGGGTGTATTTGGTTTCCTATCAAAAGCACACACGGATCAAAGTCTGGTATCCGGTGATGTCATTGCCAAGATTGCCATATACGACGAAAAAATCAAACAGGCCCGTGACAACATAGACATGTCCCGTCGGGCTCTGACTCAGATGGATGCCGCAGTGGATCAGACTCTGGGTCGTAGTACCACAGAAACTGGTGCCGACAAGGCTGCACAATTACGACGCAGTCAGGCCGCAGAACGCAATCGTCTGTTGAAAGAAATTGATGCAGAGCAGAAAAAGATTCAAGCACTCAATGATCAACGAGCACCCATAGCCGCAGAAGTTCGCAAGGTTGAAGCCGAAGTTGGTCCTATCAAATACATTGCCGCCTTGATCTATGGCGACAATCCCGAAGCTAATGTGTTGGAAAAATCTGTACGTTGGGTTATTATCTTGATTGTAATTGTGTTTGATCCCTTGGCTCTGACTCTGTTGTTGGCCGCTACCAAGTCGATCGAATGGGAACGCGGTGTCAACATTCTGACTACTCGTCGCAAAGAACCCGAGTATGAACCAGACGACGGTCCTTTAACCAATGAACAATTAGATCAACTTCGTGCCCAGGCCCGGACAGATTTGCCAACTGGCACGATTGTCTCTAAAGAATCCTTGTTTCCAGAAGCTGATGATTTTTTTAATCGTGCCCGTACCGTGGCTCAGGACATAGACAGTGGCACCTACAAAGCACCGGACCCGCAACCATCAACAAAGAAATCTA